TTAGATTAATCCGTTTTTACCCATAACATCATCTAAACTTTTGCATTTCTTAACTTCTTCTTTGTAATCAAAATCAGGTACTTCAAAATTTCTCATTTAGATTCCTCCTAAATTCTTATAAGTATATTATTCCAAACTAACCAATTTTCCATACAAAAAAGATGTAGGTTAATTTGTTTTTACACAAATCAACCTACATCCCCTATTCATCTATACTTCCCTTACTATAATCATTAAAAGCAAATAAAGTTTGGGTATCAAAATCCCAATTTATACTGTAATAACCTTTTGAAGTAAGTCCTGTACTTCCATAAATATTTAAATCACTATTTAACTGTATTCCTCTATTATTATTAACTATTACATATAATTTATTGTTTGGTATTCTAGTAATATGCAATCTATACCCTGTTCCGCTATAAACTTCTGCTTTTTTAACAAAAGTACCATCCTTATCATACATAGCTATGCAGCTTCTGTAATCTCTGCTATTACCATCCCTATTAATACATCCATTATAGGTTATATATAAATTACTTTCTGTAACAGCTATATCATAATATTCAACATCATAAACCAGATTATCTGGAACTTTAGCACTCTTTGAATAACTTTCTATTACGTTAAAACTCTTATCGAGTTTCTTAAATGAACCATCTTTTATAAGTACCCAAAAATATTCTCCATCATAAGCTATGGCTTTTGCTTCCACTTTAAGTGTTATATTATTTTTCTTTTCAACAGTAAATTTATCATATACATTAACTGTAGTTTTATTTGGCTCCAGAGCATAAAGGTTACTTTTATCAGTGCATAAATTATAATAAGGTATTGAGTACCTTTCTTCTCTTATAGTCCTCTTTTTATAAGTACAATTTATCCTTGGCATTTGTGCTGAACTATCATCCCGTTGTCCACCTGTCCAATAAATACTTTTAAAGGTTCCATTAGCAGCATGGGTTGGAAAATCAAAAACAAAGTGTTTTATTCCTTTCCCATCTTTATCCTCTCTTAACCATTCCCCCTTATTTATAGTTCCCATAAGTTCTGAATCCCCGCTATATGTGTACCATGCATCAGCATAGCCTATAATATCTCCCCATGTAAAATAATCATAAGGATCTTCTTGTATATCTCCCGTAGTTAAAGTTAGAACTCTAAAAGGATAGGTTCTAAATATCTGTTCAAGTAACCGCTCCTGTTTATTATCAAGCATTGGATAATAAAATCCATCTAAAAAAGCTGGATTTGCTAAAACCGCTGTTATTCTGTTTTCACTTTTTGCCTCATAAACTTGCTTTCCTGTTAAATCATCATAAAGTTTTACTGTAGCTATTCCTTGAACGGGCATTATTAATTTATTCTTTACTTTTTCAACCTTTCTACCTGTTAAAAAATCTTTACTGTATGATATGCTTTCTCTAAAACTCAAATTATCATCCCCTTTCATATTAAATTTTAGATATATATAATAGGTAGGAATTTTTTATTTAAAGCTTATATTATAATTAGTTGTAATTTCTTTATCTCTAAATAAATTATTATTTAAGGTCATATCTTCACCAAATATCACCGGTATAGGTTCTTTAAAAGTTATAATTTGATTTCCTACTTTTAGTTTCTCAAAATACAAACCATTAATATTAATAAGTGGCTGATATTCCTTAACTTCTGCGTGTGGTGGCTCTGCATTTAGTCCACCTTGAAGATTTCTTCCATCAACCATACATTGCAAATTAAACTTTGGTATTTTCATACTTCCTGTATCAACGCATAAAAAAATACCTAAATAGTGAGCACCACATTTAACTTGTGGTATTCCTATAGGTATTCCTACAATATTATCTCCTTTTAAAAGTTTTTGCTTTGGGGTAAAAGTGATGTCTTCTCCATCTAGTTGAATTTGAATTGTTAGTGTACATTCTTCATTTGCTATACAATATAATGAAAGATTCATTGAAAGATTTGTTGATGCTACTGCAGATATCCCCAAATATACTGGCTGTATTTTGCTTGTACCAACTATAAACTCTACTGGATTTGCATAATAAAGCATTGAAGTTAATGTTTCTGCCACTTTGTTTCCAAGTTCATCCACAGTTGTTTTAATTTCTGATGTATCCATTTGATTTAAAATATTATCTTTGGGTTGCCCTAACTCTACTTTTGCATTTAATCCTCTAAGTACATCTTTCCTTATTTTTATAACTGGAACTTTAATATCTATATCAAAGTCTTTGTATCTTACAATAACTCTATCTCCTACATTAACCTTTTGAAGATGTTTATAAATTTCGTATTCTTTAGTTTTACTAAGTTCTATAAAATCCACTTCAATATTTACTTTACTAAGTCCTATGCTTTTTATACTTTCTTTTGCCATAACTCTTAATGTTACTTCATCCTCAGCTTCTTTGAATTGAATCTTTTTAACTATAGGAAAAGGTGGATACTTATCACTATTCCAGTTAGGTACATTTATATATTTTTCAGTAAGTTTTATTCCATTGTAACCTACTGGATAAAGTTTTGTAACAACATCCTTTGTGTGAGAATTAAATTTAATTCCTAAAATATTTTTACCTTGAGCTATTAAAACTCCTGAATCTTTTCCTATTTGCTTTAGAATCCTTATATCAAAATTATCTCTTTTAATTTCTCCACATTTCCACCTTTTAATTATTCCAAACATAGCTTCTACAGTATTAGTTTGAACAAAATAAATAGTACTAGCTAAGATAATATCACTATCAACTTTGTATATAGTACTAACATCTCCCGGCAGAGCTTTTTCCATAGCAGTTTTTATACTGCAATTTATAGCTCTACTATCTTCAATAAAGTAATACAGAAGGTCATAGAAGATATGCTTTGCCCAAACTTTTATTGTCTTAATTTCTTTACTTATCTTTTCAACTCTATAGATTCTAAAAAGCTGCCCATCTGCTTTTATTATGTTCCACTCTTCTAAGTATTTTGCTTTTCTTCCCTTAGCTGAATATTCAAGCTCTAACTCATAATCTCCATTAAGTTCTTCTGTAATAAAGCAGCTTATAACTTCATCTAGAGCTCCAAGTCCATTGGTTTCAAAGTTTCCTTTTGTGGTTTTTTTGTCGTAGATGCATATCACTCTACCACCTCCTGTCATTTTAATTTGGGTATGAAAAAAGCAAAGTTACACATTTAATATAACCTTGCTAATTTAATCATATATATTTACTTATTCTATTGTATCTCTTATTAATTGAATTTTTTCAATATCTAAATCTGTTAATTCTTTTATCGTTTCATTATCTAAACCTTTTTTTATTGCTTTTTTAACTACATCTAAAGTTTTTTTCTTTATTCCTTTTTCCATTCCTTCTTGTATTAAACTTTTACCAAGTTCAGTCATTCTCAATTCCTCCTTTACTTTTTCCAGATCTTTTCCACTTAAAAATTTATTTGCAAAAGCATATAGTATTGATTCCACGTCATACTTATAATCTTCATTTACATCCTTTACTATATCTATAACATTAAGTATTTTATCTACTTTACTTATATTTCCACCCATAATAGGCGTAAATGTTAAAGATATTATATCTTGTTTTGTAATTTCTTTTCCAGATTTTATTTTTTCTACAATATCATTATATATTTTATCTCCATCTTTACTAGCCATAGATATTGTATTAATCTTAAATTCACTTATTCCAGTTTCTAAAGTATTTCCTGGATTTTTTATGTTACCTGAATAAACAACATATGTAACTACATCTTTTCCTGTTTGATGACTTAATAATGCTTCATAGGCTCTAAATCTTCTTAAATCTATTTTTCCTTTATTAGTTGTTTGAAACTCAAAATGTATAAAAGTATCATCTTCCATTAGGAAAGTATAGTCCATAAACATATTTTTAGTTTCTAAAACTACTAACTCTGTCGGTCCAAGTTCCTTAACTTTTTTGTTTATACCAAAGAATTTCAGTCCTTCCTCCGCAAAAAGATCCATTGCTCTTTTCATTATTAAATCTTCATAATTCGTAGGCTTCATTAGTTCACCTTCCTAGCTTCTTAATTATACCTCTATTTTAATTCATTAGTAGAAATAGTTCAAATAAAAGTAATTTTATTTTTGTTTATATTTCTATACCCAAACCTCATTAACCCTAACTTCCACCTTACTAACATTTCCACTAAAACCCACAACATTTTCTCCAATCTTAAGAACTGGAAACTCCCCAATCATGTCTCCATTTTTCAAAGTCTCATCTTTATAAGCATCCTTTAGAACTGAATCTATTGTTACATATTCCTCCACTTTTTTCATAGTAACTTCATCATCATTGATCTTTAATTTTATATCTCCACTACCATAAACCTTAATCACAGGTTCACTTTGAAAAGTTCCTTCATTATATATAGTAGAATTATTTTTAGTTATTCTAATTATCTTATCTTTAACTCTATATTTGAAAGGCTTACAGTTAAATATTATTGGAAACCTCGATGTATATTTTAAAACTTGCTTGAAATCAATCATATTTACTACTTGTGCAATGTATTTTTTATCAGGTTGAAAGCTAAATATTAAATTACTTTCTCCGGCATTTATAAGCCATGCTTTTATTTCATCTATTTTGTCAGCTAAATTAGCTTTTGATTTCACTCCACATTCAACTAATATTGTTATGTCCTCAAAAGTGCCTTCATCAAATTTTAGATTAGAACTTTTATCTGGAATGTCTATATAGGTTATTCTTCTTTTAGGAGAAGGAATAGAAGGTCGTTTTGATATTATTATTCCAAAGTCATCATAGCTGTTCTTATTTCCAAAAGTAAAACTTAAAATTTTAATTGCCTCCCTTCCCCATTGAAATACGTTGTCTGTAAAACTCTAGTTCATAGGCTAACCCCTCTATATCTTTTTCTGTATTATTAATAAACTTTTCTATGTGTACTGTTAATCCATCAGTTCCACCTAAACTTTGTGCCTTTTTTATAGACCTAGCTATTATTTCATCTAATCTATCTATTGGTAGAACTGCTTCTGTACCTGCCTCACCTACTCCTATAATGCTTGGTGCATTAAAAATACCACCCTGTGCATACCAATTAACATCAAACTTTGGTACTTTCGGTGGCATTAAACTAAACTCTCCTCTTAAACTAAAGTGAGGAAGCTTTATTTTAGGTATTCTTATCTCGGGTATTCTAAGATTCTTAAAGAAACCATATATAGAATCTACGGCTTTTTTCACAATATCCCGAGCTGAATTGATTGGTGTTGTTATAGCTGTTTTTATACCATTCCAAACAGAAGTAGTAACACTTTTTATGCTGTTCCAAATACTAGCCACTATATTTTTCACACCATTAACTGCATTAGTAACTACACTCTTAATTCCGTTCCATACATTTGCAATTATTGTTTTTATACTATTCCATACCGTTATAGTTATATTTTTAATTCCATTCCATCCTGAAGTTACACCAGATTTTATAGTATTTAAAGAATTAGTAAAAACAGTCTTTATTCCATTCCAAATATTATTTAAGAAATCTTTTATGCTCGTAAATACAGCCACAGTTACTTGTTTTATCTCATTCCATTTCTAACTTATAGCTTTTTTAAGTTCTGCAGCTTTAGCTTTTATAGTATCCCAATTCTTATATAAAGCTACACCTATAGTTATAACCGTACCAATAGCAATTACTGCAATTCCAATTGGACTTTTTAATGCAGTAAAAGCTTTACCTAATACTGCACTGGCACCACCAGCTTTTCCTAAAGCCGTTGAAACTTTTCCTAGCGTAGAAAACAAAGTACCACCTGTGCTTATAAGCTTACCTATAATACTTATAACTGGTCCTAATGCAGCTACCATTAATCCTATTTTAACTATCATGTCTGCCTGTGCTGGGGTTAAACTATTAAACTTCTCTGCTAAAATTTGTATTGCTCCACTTACTTTTTCTATCATTGGTGCTAAACTATCGCCCAGTTGTATTCCTGCATTCTTAAGACTATTAAAGGATTTTTTTAATCTAGCACCTGTAGTTTCATTAACTTTATTAAAAGCTGTATCTGTTGCACCAGCTACATTACTCATAGTATCCAATACTTTATTGAAATCTTGTCCACCAGCTCCAGCTAGAATCATGCTAGCAGTTCCAGCCTCAACTGATCCAAACATATCTTTAAGTGTTAGATTATTTTTATTTGCATGCTCATTTAGCATATTAAGTACATCTCCAACACTTTTACCACTTGCCATAAGTTCTGCAAAACTTTTACCACTTATCTGTCTTAAAGTTTTATCTGCTGTACTTCCTGTTTTAGAGAGTTCAGATAACATACTTCTTGTATAAGTTCCCGCTTCTGCTGTAGCAATACCCTTTTGAGTTAAAAGCACATATGCACTTGATAACTGCTTTAAATTTACATTAGCTGCACTAGCTATTGGTACAACTTTACCCATACTACTGCTAAGTTCATTTACACTTGTCTTACCTAAGTTTTGTGTATTAATAAGAATATCACTTACATTAGCAGTTTCTTCTGCTTTTAATTTATATCCATTTAATATTGTAGTTAATAGGTCAACACTGGAACTTGTTTCTGTAAATCCACCTTTAGCAAGTTTTACCGCACTACCTAAAAATTCAATTGACTTACCACTTTCAACTCCTGCTGAGATACTTTGATATAGTGCTTCATTTAAATCATTTACGCCTTCCCCGGTTTCATTAGATAAGTTTAAAACACCTTTCTTAACATTCTCCATGCTTAGCTGAGTAGTATCCACTATTGTGCTTACTTTAGCTAAAGAATCCTGAAAATCTATACTCATTTTAGCAGCAGCAGTTCCAACCCCAACTATTGGAGCAGTAACTTTAGTAGATAAACTTTTCCCTACATCTTGTATTTTTTTACCTACTGTCTGCATTTTGCTCCCAGCTTCATTTAGCTTATTACCTAGTTGAGTCCATCTGCTTTCTTGTACTCTTATTCTTTCATTGGTTTCATTTAACTGATGTTGTAATCTATTCATCTCAGCCGTAGCATAATTAAGTCTAACCTTTAAATTGTCTGTAGCTTTAGCATCTGCACCTTTTTTCTCTACACTTTCTTGATAACTTTTAGTAAGAGCCGCTACCTTTTGCTTTTGAAGTTCCATTTGTTTATTTAAACTATCTGATTTAAGTTTTAATCCTTCTGTAGATTTTCCAAAATCCTTAAGTTTTGAACTAGCCGCTGCAAATTCACTTTTAACTACTCTTAGACTTCTTTGTATTTTTGTTACACCTTCTTGAAACCCTTTATCATCAAGTCCAACTCTTGCAACAACAGTATTGCCACCCCTTGCCATAAGCTATAGTTACCTCCTTTCCCTAAGATTTAAAAGATTATGTTATCTATATAATCAAAATCATGCTTTTCTTCTATTCCGTTTATCTTTTTATATATTTTAAAAAGACCAGTTAATTTTCTAGGAGTACTCTTCCAAAACTGCTCTTCACTCATACCTAACAAATTAGTCCCTAAATAAAAAAGCCACTCCCAAGGCTGTGGATCAGAGTAGCTTTCTATTCCCCCAAGTTTTCTTCTATTTCAGGCATTGAATTACTTAATGCTTCATTTATAAGTGTACCTAAGTTTTCTAAATCTTTAAGACTTAATAAATCCCCTACAGATTTTAAAGTTGCATTTTCATCTTCAACTTTTATTGCTGAATATATAAGTGCTCTTATAGCTTTCACTTTCATTAGTTGTAAATCTTCAAACGCCTTATTAATATCACCATAAACTTCTTCAAGTTCACAGAAGGTGTTCATGTTAAACTTTAGATTGTATTCTTTATTTCCTAATGTAATTTTTACTCCTTTATTTTTAAGTTCTGTGGCTTTCAATATTCTCCCTCCAAATACAAAAGATCTCCTTAATATTAAGGAAACCTTTTAGTGTATGCTTATTTTTTAATTTTATCTTGAAGTGCCATTAATATGATTATCCCTAAAACTGAAATAAAAGTTATCCATCCAACTCCTGAAATGATATCTCCTATAGAATACATTCCTTCAACAGGAAATTTAATACAAAAGATATCTGTTAATATTTCAAATTTCACATTACTTGTACTCAAACAATGTCTTCCATCATCAGTCACTTTATCAATATCTGATACTGCGACTGGCATTTTCCCATTGTTTTGATTTACAACAAAGTCATTGAGCTTGTACCCAAATCCAACAAGAATTATTGATACTATCAAAATACAAATAAACACCTTTGTATAATTGTATATAATAATCCTCTTTCTTTTTATTAGAATAACGGCTATTATTGCAAATATTATACCAATAGTTGTTAAGTATAAAGTAAGTTTTAAATTTTCTATCATGTTGTACCATATTCCTCCTTATAAATTTTAGTTCTTATAATACATGATACAACAAATAATTCTAAAATATTAAAATTTTATGCACTAGTAGGTTCTATAGGTACTGAGTTAAACCACCCACTAATTATAGCTGCATCCACTTCTTTTTCATCCTCATCTGCAATAAATCTATAGTTTCCATCAAAATCCCTTGAGAAAAACTTTCCTTTAAGCTTTGCACTCTGTGCTTTTGGCTTTTCTCCTTCTGTGTCGTATTCATCCGTTACTAATTCAAATTTACCTTTTAAAAGCCATACATATCTAAACTTTCCATTATTCTTTTTAGATCTAAAACCTAATGCTATGGTTGGTGGTATATCATCTTTATTTTCTATGAGTATCCCTTTTACTACTTTTGCGCCTTGCAACTTTGCCCTACTTGTAATTGAAAGCTGGTTTACTTCTATTTCAACTTCTACACCTTCAAATATAGTTATTACATCCTCAACAGAATCATCAGAATATATATTATCTGAATTTGTTTTTGGATTAAGCTTTGCACTTATAGCCCTTTCTAATTTCATAGGCTTTTCATAGGTTGCTTCTGTACTATCATCTTTAGTTAATACCGCTATATGAATATCTCTAAGACCTATTTGCCTTGGCATATCTTCACCCTACCTTTCTTCTAGATAATAAAATTTCAGACCTTTATGATAAATTCTTGTATCCTTCTCATATAAATCTGCCTCACTTAATCTTTTAAAACCTACAGATGTGAGTTTTTCTTTAACCTCTTTTACAATATTTGTGTAATCAGTTTTTGACCAAATATCTACTTGAACATAATGAGCTGTTAGCACTTCGTTGTCATCCTCATATTCCTCGCCACCCGTAAAATACTCATGAAAAGTAATATAGGTATCTTTTCTTCCTGTATATTTTTGAAAGGATACTGGGATTTTAAGAGGCTTTAATATATCCATAATAAGTTTATTCAAGTGATTCTAGCCCCCTTTGAAGTTCTTCTTTTATAATTTCATTTACCTCTTTTTGATTTTCAAGAAGAGAGTTTTCTGCCCAATGCTGCGCTGGTATTTTTGAAGTCCCAAACTCTGTGAACTTAGAATAAAAGAACTCTGAATTATCTCCTTTATTTGGTCCTATTTTAACAAAATCTACACCATCTTCATTTTCTATGTCTGATACATTAATATTGTCAGCCATATGCCTTTTATTTTCTTTAGACTTTGGAGCCTTTACTTCCATACTTCTCTTTACTAAATTTCCTACTTTATCTAAAGTATTCTTTTTAATTTCTTCTCCCTTTTTCCCTAACTTGTTCACTTTATCAATAAGTTCATCCATACCTTCAAGCTCTATCTTAGCCACTTTTATCAACCTCCATAGCTTTTATTTCTATAAATTTATTTGCATACTTTATGTTATCTATAGAAGTTATGTTGTATTGCTTCTCTCTAAACTTTATTCTCATGCTTTCATCTATTTCCTTAATAAACCTAATAGTAAACTTTACAGTTTTCTCTGCTTGAATAGCTGCAGCTTCAAAATATTCTCTACCATGAAGATTTGATATTGCTGCCCATACTATTTTAAAATCCTGCCATGCTTCTTCCTCAAAACCATTGTCATTTACTACTGTAGTAAATCTTTGAAATATAACTCTATGTTTTAAATCTCCTATATCCATAAAGCATCACCAACTCTCTTTTCTATAAGAAAATAAAAGTCTTACCATGGTTTCAATTACTGATTTCACATCAAAATTTTCACGCATCTCATACATATTTGCTACAGCATATAAAATTGCTTGCCTTACGGCTTCTGGTATTATTTCAAACTCTGTTAACTTATATCTCAAAATATCTTCACACAATTCTTCAGCTGTTAAAATAAATTTAGTGATGAGTGTATTTTCCTCATCACCATCTACTCTTAGATAAAGTTTTGTTTCTTCTAATGTTACTACCAAAATACACTCACCTCTTTTGACTTCTATTTTTCTTTATCTTTCATTTGTAAAACTTTAATAGCTTCAGGAAGTATTAACTTACCATCAACTCTTTGAGTTGCCTTAAATCCAACTTGTCCTGTTGCTGCATATAGTTCATTTAATCTTTGGAATGATCTGCCTTGTCTATCTGCTACCCAATAGTAACTAAAATCTCCAAAAGCTATAGGTTTTGCTCCTGCACCTAATGTTGGTACATAAGCAGAAGTTTTTACCGGTCTATTTAAAATAGTATCTGGTTCCCCTTCTGTAACAGATGGTTGCCATAAATATTGACCGTTAGAATCCTTAAGTTTTCTTATAGCCTTTACTGTTGCATCGTTCATAGTAAATACAGCGTTTTTTCTGTAAGGTGATTTTAAAGAATAAAATAAATCCATAATCTCATCTAATGTAATAGCTGCAGCACTTGTTGCTGTTACTCCAAGACTTGCTCCACCAGTTGCATTAAATATTCCTGTAGGCTTTCCAGTACCATCTCCTATAAAAAATGCTTCTTCTTCTTTTGCTCCAATTCTTCTTGCAAATTCTTTTGCTATATAACTCTCTAAATTAAAAACACTATCATTAAGAAGTTCTTCTGAAACCTTAATCATAGTGGCTAATTTATATGCTCCTATTGATACCTGACTAAATGCATCGTCTGATTCTGGAATTGCACCTTCTTCATCTACCCAAGATGCTGTTCCTTTAGATGCAACTACTGGTATTTTCTTATCTCCTGAAGATGTAGTTATTACATTTGCAAGTTGTCTAAATATATTTTGCTCTTGTAGACTTTCAATTAATGTTTTTTCAAATTCATCTGGGACAAGATATCCACCTTCACTATCTGTACCTATTTGAAGTGCATTTTGAATATCTAAGCTATTTTTATTTTTCATAGCTTTCCAGAAGGCTTTTTTATATTCATCTGTTGCCCTACCTATTTTTGTTTCACCATTTAAATTTGCATTAGGAATATTTCTAATGGCAGTTGAAGTTGCCTTTGAAAGTTCCAAATCAATTGCAGCTTGCCTTTCTAGTCTATCTATTTCTTTTCCTAAATTAACAACATCAGCTTCCATCTTTTCATAAGTTTCAGTGTCTTCAGCTGAAATAAATCCACTTTCATTTCTTTTGCTATCTAAAAACTTTTTAGCATCTTCCCATATCTTTGCTCTTTTTTCTCTTAATTCTAATATGTTATTCATTCTATAGTCCTCCTTAATATTTTAAAAGTTCTAGTCTTTTATTTAAATTTTCAATTGATGTTTTTGATTCATTAATATTGGTAGAAAGTTTATTTAAAAGTGCTTTATTAGTTATGTTTCTACTAAATACTTCACTTTTTAAATCTTTAATATCTTCTTTATCTTCAAACATTATTTTGTCTGCAAATCCAAGCTCCACAGCTTTCTTTGCATTGAACCAACTTTCAGCATCCATAAGACTTGCTATTTTATTTCTTTTAAGTCCTGTTTTTAATTCATAAGCATTTATAATGCTCTCTTTTACTTCATTTAACATATCTATAGCCTTATTCATTTCCTTTGTATCTCCACTTACAATTGTAATAGGGTTGTGAATCATAAACATTGCAACAGGAGATATTTCAACTTCACTTCCTGCCATTGCAATTACTGAAGCCGCACTTGCTGCAAGTCCATCAATTTTCACAATTACATTTCCACTATAGTCCATTAGCATATTATAAATTTGTGATGCCGCAAATACATCTCCACCTGGTGAATTAATCCAAACTGTTATATCTCCATTATCACTTATTAATTCTGCTTTAAATTCTTTAGGAGTTACTTCGTCTCCATACCAACTTTCCTCTGCAATAGCACCATCTAAATATAGAGTTCTATGTCCTTCATTCTTAACCCAATTCCAGAACTTCTTTTTCATGAGTTATCCCCTCCATTTCTTTTATTTGCAAATGCACCTGCTTCTTTTAACTTTGTCATATTGCCATTTACAAGATATAAATTTCCACCTTCATCACTTAAAATTGGATTCATATCTTCAAGTTCTCTTATATCATTTGAAGATAGCCATCCATTTTGCCTACCAACTGCATACCCTCTCATTCTGCTTTCATAATCTCCACGAAGTAATCCATCTACATTAAACTTTACAAAATATTTTCCTTTTTCTTTTGGACTTAATAATGCTTTTTGTATAGCCTGTTCCCATCTAATTACCCAAGGATTTAAAGTATATTTTACAAATTCAAGACTTTGCTGCTCTATATTTGAAAAGCTAGACCTATCTAAATCTCCAATCATATGTGGTGGAATACGAAAAAGACGAGCAATTTCATCTAACTGAAATTTTCTCGTCTCTAAAAACTGTGCTTGATCTGGTGGAATACCTATACTTTGAAACTTCATTCCTTCCTCAAGTACAGCAATTTTATGTGCATTTTCTGTGCCTTTATATACTTCATTCCAACTATCCCTTACTCTTTTAGGATCTTTAACTACTCCTGGATGTTCAAGTACACCTCCTGGATTTGCTCCATTTGCAAAGAAACTTGCTCCATATTCTTCACAAGCTATGCACATTCCAACTGCATTTTTAGCCATAGCAATTGGTGAATATCCTATTAATCCATCAAAACCTAGACCCGGAATATGAAGCACTTCATAATCTCTTAAAATAACTTGACCATAGCCTTTTCCATCATCATTATTATTTGTATAGGTATAATAAATTTCACCATTATCCGCTCTATTTACAGTAATCTTATTGGGCAGTAGAGGATACATAGCTAATACTTGATTTCTACCATCTCTTATAATTTGCGCATAAGCATTTCCCCATAATAAAAGATGACTCATAAGTGTTTCTCTAAACACAAATGAAGTCATCTCTGGGTTTGGCTCATCATGTAATAAATAATATAAGGAATGGTTTATAACCTTATTCTTTCCACCATCCTCACTGTATTTATAAAGATGAAGTGGAAGTGAAGCTATAGATTCTGCAAGAATTCTAACACAAGCATAAACTGCAGTAGTTTGCATTGCCGTTCTTTCATTAACAACTTTTCCACTAGATGTTCCACCAAAGAAAAAACTATAGGCAGAACCTATAAAATTATTTTTAGGCTTATCTCTTGATTTTCTCTTGAATATCGGCAACTGAATTTTGAACACCTCCTAAAAATGGGTATGAAAAAAGCACCTCAAATTGAGATGCTGTATATTTATCTCATTTTGCAATACAATTTGCAATTTCATAGTCTTCCAAATTACTTTTTAAATCTTGAATAAAACTATACTGATTTTCTAAAAAACTTTTATATTCTACTATGTTAATAGTATAACTTGATAATAACTGCTTTATAATTCCTACAACATTATAAATTAAATGTACGTTTCTAAAAATATAATCTATGAACATCACTTTTCCGTAATGTGTTCCGTAGTTTCGAGCTAATCTAAATCTTAGCAAATCTTCTTTGTCTTGTTCGCTAATCAACTCCTTTTTCGATAATTTTTTTATATCTCTATCATAATTTTTTATACTTCTTCCAACTTCATTTCTATTAATAAAATCCAAAGCATATGCTATCCTGTTATAAATATCATTTGTAAAACCATATATTGAATATGCTAATTCAGCCATTGCTATTTCATAATTCCAATTATAATTGATAAACCCCATACGTAATGCTTGGTTATAAGTATACTGATTTCTATAAATATTTTGAATGACATTAAATCTAATTGTTAAATGATTAATAATCTGATATATGTTATTTTGTATCCATATTGTATTTGATAAATTTTCTTCAAGAGTTTCTGGCTTATATTTCATTATAATTCCTCCTACAATATCTTATTTTTAAAGATATTGTAACGCATTCTTGTATATTTATCAATACAGAACTACACTTTGCATGCATTGTAGTGCTTTTATTGAAATAATTTTAATTGCTCATCATCTGTAATAGTTTCTGCTAATGCCATTTCAATACCTTTTTTATCTTCATCACTTACATATGTATGAAATTTAATTTTTATCTCTTCCAAATCCTTGGCGTAATAACAACGGTTAACAAATAAATCATATCTTGTTTCATCCTCTTTCTTTAACCCAACCCTTTCAATAACTAAATATTTTTCTCTGTCTGAATCATATGCTATGTCTATTGAATCATACAGCAAAAAATTTTCTAAAGAAATACTTATATCAAATTCCCTTTTTAGCTCTTCTTCAAATCGATCAGCTCTTTGTAAAATTCTATTTTGCGGCGGTATATAGTATACGTAGTGACCATTAAAACAAAGTTTCATCGGCTTAACATATTTTTTACCTTGGATATTAGTTAAATCATTAGTTTTACATAACAATATCTGAAATGGTTGGTCTGTTAACACTTGTTGTGATGTATGATTATTTTGTTGTGTTTCTTCAAACCGTTTTAACAATATTTCAATAAAATCGCTTTGCGAAACATCATTCTGTTGTGCTAAAGTTCTAAATTTTTCTGCAACCTCTTTAGTTAATCTTACTGATATTGGATTTCTAGATTTCTTTTCCACAGTATCACCTCACTACTATTATACATATCTTCGCGTATTACAGCAATACTTATAATACCAGTATTCCCCTCTCATCATACACACTTCCGCTACCCCCACCATTTCTAATGCTCCTATCCAAAGCCATTATTAAAGCCACAGCCCCATCGATTTTTTCTGTGCTTTTCTCTTTATCAGGTTTTATATTTCCTGCTGGGTCTTGTTTTATAAATATATTATCCATCATCCATCTGAGCACAGGATTACCTCCATGTGCTATTCTTTCTTCTAATGTTAGTTTCATTAATTCTTTTGATGGTGGAGACATATCTTTATATCCTTGTCCAAATGGTACTACTGTAAATCCCATACCTTCGAGATTTTGTACCATTTGAACTGCTCCCCATCTATCAAAAGCTATTTCTTTTATATTATATTTAGTTCCTAATTCTTCAATAAAAGTTTCTATGAATCCATAGTGAACCACATTTCCTTCTGTAGTTTTTATAAAGTCTTGTTTTTCCCATACATCATAAGGTACATGGTCCCTTCTTACCCTTAATTTCAAGTTATCTTCTGGAATCCAAAAGAAAGGTAAAACTATATACTTTTCAGTATCATTTCTTGGTGGAAAAACTAAAACAAAAGCAGTAATATCTGCAGTACTTGAAAGATCAAGTCCGCCATAACATTCTCTGCCTTTTAATAAGTCTATATCTATATTAAAATCACACTCATCCCATTTATCCATTGGCATCCAACGAGTGGATTGTTTTACCCATTGATTTAATCTAAGCTGCCTAAATATATTTTCTTCTGCTGGATTTTCCTTGGCACTATTAAAAGCATTCCTAACTTTTTCTATATCAATAGTATGTCCAAGTGATGGATTAGCTTTATACCAATTTTCTTCTAATGACCAATCTTCTTCATCTTTTATTCCATATATAACAGGATAAAAAGTTGGATCAATTTTTCTTCCTTCTATAATATCCATAGCTTTTTGGTGTTGTTCAAAACATATAGAGTTTCTATCTGTTCCTGCTGTTGTTATTAAAAAGAATAAAGGTTGTGTTCTAGCATCTCCTGAACCTTTTGTCATAACATCAAATAATTCTCTATTAGGCTGGGCATGAAGTTCATCAAATATTACTGAGTGAACATTAAGTCCATGCTTTGTATAAGCTTCTGCTGATAGAACTTGATAAAAACTATTTGTTGGTTTATAAACTAGCCTTTTAACTGACATTATAGGTTTTATTCTTTTCTTTAAAGCTGGACATTGTTCTACCATCTCAACAGCTACATCAAAAACTATAGATGCTTGTTGTCTATCTGAAGCACATCCATAAACTTCTGCTCCCCATTCATTATCTCCACAAGTCATATATAGAGCGACTGCTGCTGCAAGTTCACTCTTTCCATTTTTCTTCGGTATTTCTACATAAGCTGTATTATATTGCCTATATCCATTAGGCTTTATATTTCCATAAATATCTCTTATTATTTTATCTTGCCAAGGTAGCAGTTCAAAAGGAACTCCTCTCCATCTACCCTTTGTGTGTTTTAAACAATTTATAAAATCAACAGCATGTTGTGCCTTTGCTTCATCATACATTCTTGCCACCACCCTTAAATAGCAATAATTCCATTTGGTCATCTTCCTTATCATTTGAATCAGTAATTATCCTACTTCTTGAAGATGGGGTAAGACCAAACTGTTCACAAAACTTATTCATTATTTTTAAATAAGTTTGTGCTATTGAAACCTGTGGTACTTGCTGCCAATAACCAGATGGAGTTTTTACTATAGCACCATGTTTTGTAATAAACTCTTCTGCTTCCTTCCACCTTGCATAAGCTTGGCAATATCCCGCAAATGCCGCCATATCTATTTCAGTTAAAGTACCTAAGTGCTCCATTTGCTTTGCCATTCTCCTCCATTCTTTTTTTGCATCATCTTCTAACCAACTTGGGCATCTTGGTGCTTTCTTTTCAGGTTTAGGTTCATTTTTATTTAGTGGTCTTTTACCTGGGTTTCCTTCAATTATTTTAATTGCAGTTGGCTTTGGTTTTCTTCCCCTTTGTGCCATAGTTTTCAACTCCAATCTTTAAAATCTATAACAAAAAGAACCTACTGTAATTTAGTAAGTTCTTCATATAATTTTCTAATTTATTTACCTCTTATGCCTTTGTAATTATAGTTACCTTTTTTAATTTCTTCATGTTCAGCCTTAACTGCCCTTTCATAATCCTTATCTTGTTTTTCTTTTTTATGTCACTCCATGCAAATGCACTCGGTGTTAAACATTGACATGATCCTTCCATTTTCTAAAGAACCACCACATCTATCACAAGTTTTTTGTGTAAAAAATTTATCCATAAATAACCTCCGCTACTTTAGTTTATTTTTAATTTGGAATCTATAAAACTTTCAAGTGATTTCTAGCTTCAGGCAATCCTTGGTGTTCTAAAAGCTGAATCCCCATCAAGAGATTTCATAAGATGCATTCTGCAATTTTTAAATTCATCTCCTATAAGTCCAAGTCTAAGGAGCCAACACCTAAAGGTATATTTTTCATTATCAGTATGGGTACGTTTTGCACTTGCACTTTTTTGTTTTAATGCTTGATGGCTAATAGCAAGGCAAAAAACTATGTAACTTCTAATTTTTCCTGCGTGCATAGTCCCATTAAAAAGTCTAAATTCAATAGTTCCTTTTGTAAAAGTACTATGTAAATTTAGCCCATGGTATCTACTTGTATGGTAATGCCTGGTTCTATTCTCAACGCCATAATCGCTATACCAACTATCTGCAAGCTCCTTTAAATTCTTAGGTTTCTTTTTATTTATAGTTTCTATCAAATGATTATTAACCTTTTTGCAATATTTAACCCTAGCTGGATCAATCTCAAGACTTTTATAAATTAAATCTTCCTTTGCTGCTATAAGGTTAACTAGATTCTTTAAAGTATTTGGAGTATGTCCTTTTGCACCTATATGAATATGAATTCCACATTTCAGTTTACTTTCACTAACTGCTCCTGCATGTCTAAGCTTTCTTATAAGTTCTTGCAAAGTTTCGATATCTTCATACTTTAGAATAGGCGTTACAAGTTCTACACTATAACTTTTATCTGCTGAAATAAGTGTACCTTTTTCTTTTTTTATTGTTCTAATGCTTGCATCACTCATTATTTTCCAAATCCTTTTATCTGGTGCTGTTACCTTATAGGTATCATAACTATCATAGCTTCTTTTGATTTCTCCATTTAGAAATTTTGAAATAACTTTTGAAGCTTTTTCTCTTGTAATTCCTGTCATTTCAATTTCTACACCAATTGTTTGGTTCTTCAATTCTTTTCTACTCCTTTCAAAGTGTGTTTATTACCTTTTGGTAGTGTACATATTACCTCTGAAAGGTGTATATATCCAGTTATATATGCAAGATTCTATCAAGTATAATATATTTTTTTATGGATTAATTTCTATAATTACGAAATAAGAACAACCACCATCTAGGTGGCTTAAATTCTACTTTTCTATTGCTGTGTATCTTGGATAATCATAACCTTCTGAATCAACTAAGATGCTTTTATTTGTTTTTGTATTTTTGACTCTTATGCACCTTAATTCTCCTTTTGAATTGCATCCCCCATCTTCTTTTGTTATCCAATTTTGATCTCTGCAAAAGTCTTTTGCAAATTCTTTAAATTCCTCATCACTTAATTTTATTTCTTTTGTAACTTCGTAAAGTTCTCCTTTCATGCCATCTTTCTTAGCTTCTTTTGTAAGGTAGTTAAGTTCCTTTAAATTTAAAACCTTTCTTCCAAATAATGCTTTCATTTTTAAACCTCCATGTGTGTTTTCGTTACATACATATATCACTCTAAAGCACACATATATCAAGGGTTTTATTCACTTTTTTCAATATCTTTATAAGAAATTTTTTTACCATTTCTTAAAAGAAATACGGCTTCATCACTATCTACTTGTCCTATATATCTCTTAACAATAACATCAGCATATTTTTCATCAAGCTCTATAGTATAGCAAATTCTATCTGTTTGCTCACAAGCTATAAGAGTTGACCCACTACCTCCAAAAGGATCTAGAACAATAGAATTTGTTAAACTTGAATTTGTAATTGGGTAAGCAACTAAAGCTATTGGCTTCATTGTTGGATGATATTTTGATTTTGTAGGTCTATCAAAATTCCAAGTGGTCCTTTGCTTCCTATCTCCATAAAATTTATGTCCTGCAGTAGGTTTCCATCCTACAAGTACAGGTTCATGATTATATTGATAATCACAACGTCCTAATACTGGAGAATTCTTTATCCATATACAAGTTTGATGACAAAAGAATCCTGTTTCTTTAAAAGCTACTCTAAAATTAACAGTTTCTCTATCAGCATGAAACACATAAATAGAACCACCATCTGCAAGACTTTCATACATACCTTTATATGCATTAAGAAGAAATTCATAAAACTTTTTATCTTCCATATTATCATTTTGAATTTTTCCTGCTGTTCCTTCATAAGCAACATTGTATGGAGGGTCGGTTACAACTAGATTTGCTTTCTTTCCTTCCATTAAGGCTTCATAAGTTTCAAGTTTTGTGCTATCACCACATACCAAGCGATGTCTACCAAGCAGCCAAACATCACCTTTCTTTGTAATTGGAACTTCTGGTGGTGCTTCATCAAAGCCATCCTCTTTCACACCTTTAGGATGAAGTTCATTAAAAAGCTCATCAATTTCTGGTGGTTCAAAGCCTGTAAACTCTACATCATAATCAATTTCCTGTAGATCCTTTATTAAATCAGCAAGTAATTCTTTGTTCCATTCACCAGTAATTTTATTAAGAGCAATATTTAATGCTTTTTCTTTGGTTTTATCAATATCTATTACAATGCAATCTATATCTTCATAACCTAATGTTTTTAAAACTGAAACCCTTTGATGCCCTCCTATAATTGTCATATCAGAATTTACAATAATAGGCTCAACATATCCAAATTCATTTATGCTGCTTTTAATTTTCTCAAATTCTTTATCTCCTGGTTTTAACTTTTTTCTAGGATTATATGCAGCAGGAACTAAATCTGAAATTTTTAATTTCTTAAATTCCATTTTCCTCATCCCTCCAAAATCTATCTCTAATGTAGCAGTTATGGCTACAGTATTTTCTATTTTTATTTCCATAAGCACTAAATTCTTTTCCACAGTACACACAGGTATATTTATAAAATGATGTCTCTTTTCTATTTCTTTTATCTTGATTTTCATTCCACCATTTTCTTCTACAATCATCAGAGCAAAATCTTCTAGTTCTGCCTTTACCATTTTGCTTTAAGGGTTTATCACAATAGGCACAAAGTAAATTTCTTTTCATCTTTTCTTCAAAATTTAGAGCAACAACACATGAATTTCCTTCTAACCCATTACGCTTACAAAACCCTCTAACACTATCTCTAGTTAGATTTAAAAAGTTAGCAATTTTTTTATATCCCATACCTTTTAATCTTAGTTCTCTTATTTTTTCTTTTTCATCACTTGTCATATGAGTTGCTCCTTTCCTTTAACTTTTACGCAATAAAAAAAGTAACCACAACACCTGTAGCTACTTAATTCAAACTTTATATTATGCGATTTTTGCCTATCCCCCTTGTTTAATTCTGCGAAAATTCACACGAGAGGGGGCGGCGGTCCTTGGCATGTCCCCTTTAGAGGTTTGAACCCCCCTACGATAGATATTATTGTCAACTCCGTTTTAAATTCAATTTTATTCCACCGCTTGTATGTTCTTCATTAAAATGTACTTCAAAATCAAACTTGTTATAATAATGTTCTAATCTGTCAAAGTGATCTTTATCTACTGATGATATCCAACCATTAATATATTCGGCGTTAACCTTCTTAGCTGCTTCAATAAAATACTTCATGAGAATAGATCCATTCCCACTATTAACATCTAATATTTGTATATCATCAATATGTATATAAGTAATTCCTTTTTCATCATCTCTTTTTTTAGTTGACATTATTCTTGGATGCTGATTAATTGCTCTATAAGAAAAACCATATAGCTCAACATCCAAATACTCTCCACGCATAGATTCAACTACTAAAACTTCCTCACCTGCATTATTTGTTTCTAATCCAACTATTTTAGAGGTTTTATTATCACTAAATATCCTTTTGACAAGATCATATTGCTTTTTTTCTTCACTTAATTCATTTTTTATTATTCTAATTTCTTCTTCACACTTCAATTTATTACTATTAATTGCTTTCTCACAAGCTAAGAGTTCATCTCTAAACAACCATTTAAAAATTTTCCATTTCATAATAAAATTTCCCTCGCATTCATTGTATATATGTTATATTCTAACATATATACAATAAAATTAAATTAATATTTATATTCTTGATACCTATCTTCCGTCATTGTCTTCTTATCATGACACTTTTTACACAAAGGTTGCCAGTTGCTCTCATCCCAGAACAATTTATAATCTCCTCTATGAGGAATAATATGATCAACTACTGTAGCATTTGTTATCCTTCCTTGTTTTTTACACTCAACACATATAGGGTTATTTTTTAGAAATATTTTTCTCATCTTATTCCATCTGCTATCGTAGCCACGTCTTCCAGCACTCTCTCTTTTATTTCTATGTAAATTCATATGCTTTTCACAATATTTATTCTTTGTAAGGTTTGGGCATCCTGGATGCCTACAAGGTTTTAATGGTTTAGTTGGCACTTTATTTCACCATCCTTTATTTTTATGCATAGAAAAAACCCTCTAGAGTTTTACCTCCAAGGGCTTTGTTATCAAGAATGCTGCGTTTCCTAAGAATCGAATCGATATAACATCGGCATATACTACAGCATATGGTGTTCTTAATTTTTCTATGCTTTTACACTTTATATTATAGCATAGCTTTTGGGTGGCTTTCAGTGGCTTTTAGCGGCTTATTTATTATTTTTTCGATTTCTTTTAATGCTCTTCCATGCAAACGTAATATCCAACTTCTATCATATCCCATAGAAGTTGCTACATCATCCCAACACTTCCCATTAATATATCTCATCTCTAAAAGCAACTGGTAATTTAAATCACTAAGTTTATTTATAGTTTCAATAATTTCTTTCTTAAGATCCACCAGTTTATCAATATCTTTATTAATCTCATACTCTAAATCAATAACCTTTACCATTACATTTTCCATTGGACTTTTACTATTAGGTCCGCCAGATACTCTTTCCTGTGTAATATCTGTATTTACTTTCATAGCTAAACTCTTTAATGATTCCAACTGCTCAAGTTTACTATCTATTCTTTTATCAAGCCAAACAGCTTGTGATAAATATTCTTTTGCATTCACCTCAAGCATCTCCTTTCTGTTCTCTGATTCTTGCTTTAACTGCATCAATTAAAGCAGTTTGACTTGTATCTTTGTTTTCTAAAGCTTGTATAACTTTTTCATCTACTGTATCTTTTGCTATGATGTGATGGATCACTACAGTGTGTTTTTGCCCTTGTCTATATAATCTTGCATTGGCTTGCTGATAAAGTTCTAAGCTCCAAGTCATAGAGAACCAAATAATTGTACATCCACCTTCTTGAAGATTAAGGCCATGTCCTGTAGATGCTGGATGACAAATAGCAATTTGTATTTTTCCGCTATTCCACTTAGCAATATCCTCAGAAGTATTAATTTCTTCTACATCAAATCGTTCCTTAATTCTATCTTTATCATGTTTGAATCCGTAATACACCAAAACTGGCTTACCATTAGCTGCTTCTATTAAATCCTCTAGTGCATCTAATTTTTTATCATGAATAAGTTTAACATCACCAAACTCATCATAAACAGCACCACTTGCCATTTGCAGAAGTTTATTAGAAAGCACTGCTGCATTTTTTGCATCAACATCACTATCCTCAAAGGGTAATAATAAATCTCTTTCAAGTTTACGATATAGTTTCATATCTTTTTCTGATAATTCCACCATAACTTTATTAAAAATACATTCTGGCATTTTTAAATAATCAAGAGCCTTCATGCTAATACATATATCTGAAATCTTTTCATATATTTTTTCTTCTGCATCTTCATTAATAACATAGTCTGCTGGAATAATTCCATTTATATATTTTTGTGGATTAAAATACCTGTTGCGGTAGCCAGTAAATGTTCTTCCAAGTCTCTCCCCGCCATCTAGAAGATAAATCTGACTCCAAATATTTAATAAACCATTTGGTGCAGGTGTTCCAGTAAGACCTACAATTCTTTTGATTTTATGTCTTACTTTCTTTAATGCTTTAAACCTTTTAGCTGATGGAGATTTAAAACTCGAAAGTTCATCTATAATCACCATATCAAAAGGCCAATCATTTTTATAAAAATCCACAAGCCATGGAACATTTTCTCTGTTTATGGTATATACATCTGCTTTTTTATAAAGTGCCATTATCCTATTTTTCTTACTTCCTAATATCTTTGAAAGCTTTAAACATTTTAGATGCTCCCACTTTTCTATTTCATCTTGCCATGTAGCATCAGCTACTCTAAGTGGTGCAATTACTAAAGCTTTTGAAACATCAAACATATTATACATAAGTTCTACAATTGCAGTTAAAGTAATTACACTTTTGCCAAGACCACATTCTAAGAAAAGTCCTGCTGATTTATTTTTTAATATAAATTCTGTTGAAAAAGCTTGATATCCATGTGGCTTATAATCTACTTTTTTCAATTTCATCTATAACACCTTCTATCTCTTCTTCCCTATCTATGCAATAAACTAAAAATCCTAATGATTCTAATTGTGTTTTTCTTTTTATCTGAAGAGGTCTCATTTTCTTTCCAGGTGCTTTTAATTCTACAAATGCTATTTTACCTTTAGGTAGGAGCACCAAACGATCTGGCACTCCATTTACATTCGGAGAAATAAACTTTAATGCTAGTCCACCTCTTGTTTTCACTTCTCTAATAAACTTCTGCTCTATATCTTTTTCTCTCATAACTTTTTTACCTCCCATGCTTTTTTCTATAGCTGAGATTATGATTTTTACCTTCCATCTTTTGTTCTTAAAGGCTGTTTCTTAGGGTTTTAAACTCTTACGCGTGCGTATATATACATGCGTACCCTATATACTCTATATATAATATACATACATACTCTATAATAGAGATAAGAACATAAGAACTAATATACAATAACCCTTTGTTTTATCTGTCTTTTGTACAAGTTTTTAAAATGTACCTGTTTTAATCTTAAGTATCTTAGAAACAATTATTTAGTTCTTGTAAATCTGCTTTAGTTTTCATCTCTTATATATGTTAACTGTGGACCATAAATAGGAATTCTCATTTTACCAAATTTATTACCCCTATAACGCTTCCATCCTCCTATTTTTACTAAAATACCTTGTATTTCAAAAGAATCACTTCTTTTTATATCTTCTTTCTTTTTACCAAAACATTCACACCAAATCTCTTGAATACATACTTTCTCTCTTTTAACAGTACCTACTAAAGTTTCAGTTCCAAATTCACTATCACCTACTAAAAAATTACGCCTTTGAAATAAGTCCATTTCATCCCAATTATCTGGTAAAAGTGTATTTAAATAATCTCTAACAAGACCTTCACGATCATCTTCTTCCATAGCCTCTTGCTGATGCTGATAAGCCATTACTGCTGATTCTCCTTTTAAGGTTAGTTCTTCTCCTGCTTTATACTTTACAATTGCCTCGGCCCAAATTTGATTAACTTCATTTTGTGTAATATCTTCCCAAACACTCTTTTTACCTAATTTAACCTGAACGGGCCAAAATCTTCTGTTACCTGTAACATCTCTTAAAAAGCCTTTTTCTGCATTAGTAGTTCCAACTATAATGCACTGTCTTGGATGGTTTTCAACAGTTACTCCATAGCTTTGTCTAAACTTATCATCTGTTCTAGTTATAAAGGATTTAACTGTTTCAACATCCATTTTTCTAAGACCTGCAAGCTCTCCAAGTTCTAAAATCCAGTATCCTTGAAGCTTTTCTGCGGCAGCTTTATCTCTCATATCTGATATAGTTAAACTATCAGAAAACCATTTTCCTGCAAGCTTAGAAAAGAACGTAGATTTTCCAATACCTTGATCTCCATTTAAAATTAAGACATAATCAAATTTTGTACCTGGTTCATATATTCTAGCTACTGCTGCAACTAAAGTTTTTCTCATAACTTCTTTTGTATAAGGGTTATCTTCAGCATCAAAATAATCAATAAGAAGTGTATCTAATCTTTCCTTTTCATCCCAATTAGGTAGTGAATTAAAATAATCCTTAATTGGATGAAATGATCTTTCTGATGCTCCTGCAAGTAGTGCATCTTTGAACTTTCCTGGAGACCAAATACCATATTTCTTGTCTAAATACACTTTGGCATAAGAAAGGTCTGAATCATTCCATCCCTTTTTTACTTGTTTCCATGGAAGTTCTCCATTAACATCTATGGTATGAGATAGCTCATTATAAGCAATAGATTCAAACATACTGTCATGACGAAATATTTCTGTTATGTTAATAAGAGTATCTTTAACTGTTCCATTTTTATTAAGTTCTAAATTAAGCTCCCACTCATTATCATTTTTAAATTCTTCCAAAGTCTCTTCTTCACGTTCCTTTGAAAGTTGCCTTTTCACCTTTTCATCTTCTCTGCAAAATTCCACCATTGCTTTATAAGATGGTAACTGTTTCTTTTCATCTGCATCTTCATCCATATCTCCATAAAGGTGAATTTTTACAAGGTCAAATGCGTTTAAAAGTTTGTTGCAGGCTGGATCTGTAGCATGATGTGAATATGCATATTTATTATCATAAATAATAACCCCAGCTGCAGAATCAGCAGGAATATAATCATACCTATCTGGAATAATACTAGGTGCATAAATATCTGATAAAAAAGTTTCTATAGCTTCTATAATTGCGTAACTTCTGCAAAATGCTCCTACCATACCTTGTTTCTTTAAAGGATCTTCCTGCTTTTTCATAGTCTTTTCAATAATAGCTGTTTGCCTTGAAGATACAGGCCATGAAGATGTATCCTTCCAATCTTTATATAAAGAGAGAATATTATCAGGATTTAAAAATTCTCCATTAATAACTTTAAAGAAATACTCTCCATCAGATGAGGTGCTAGGAAAATACATCAACCTATTTGGTTCATAAGTAGTATCATCAAATAATTCAATACCAATTTGCTTTGCTATCATTCGTGATATAGCTTGATACTCATCTGCATTTACAGTTTTTGATAAAGGAATAATAATTCTAAGTCTTGGCTTATCTTTGGTATGCTTATGAGTAGAATAAATACAACAAGCATAATCATATAGCATTTCAATATCTGAAGTTATTACTTCTGCATCATCTGCATAATCCATATCAAGTGTTAACATGGAACGTGACAAAACATTTTCCTTTTTACGTCTGCCTTCCTTAAGTTCTCCTGCTACAAAACCACCTACATCTTTTACATTATCTTGCTGAAATTTTTTCATTTTTCTATACTCTGCTTGGGTTTCACTTGTAACAGTTGTATGAGAAAGTTTTTCTGTAAATTCCCCCCAAGTTACTGATTGTTTTTTCCATAATTTATCTTTACGGCTATTGCCAGTTGAAATAACAAAATTCATGGTATTGTTACCTCCTTTTTCTTCCTATATTTTCTCTATAATGTACTTTCCTTTTGTTAAGTACATACCTAATCTTTCATATAAAAACTACATTCATATCCCTCTGCTTTTAAAGGTAATGCTTTTACCCATTTAGGTGATTCCGTCATAATTGCACACATTTCTTCTACAGAGCCTTCTCCTATAGGCACTTCACATATTGCTTCATCATGTACATGCGCAACTATTTTATACCCTGCTTTATCTAATCTAAGCATGGCTTCTGCTAATAAATCTCTTGAAGTTGCTTGCACAATATTTTCTACAATTTTAGGTCCATAAGTTTCTATTCTATCCCACTTCTTTGTTGCTCCAATACCTTCATAAGTAAGTCCTTCTCTACCAAATTTGTTTAATCCAATTCTTGGTTTTACATAAACAAGATTTCTTCCAGATGGCAAAGTAACAAATAACATTCCACTTTTATAAGTAAAAATAATACCATGGGTAGATGCTCTACCTCTTTCCTTTACTGCTTTAATAGCCATTCTATCAACACCCCACCAAAACTTCACAATATGAGGATTTGCACTTCTCCAATTATCAATAAGCCCTTGAAGTTCAGATTCCTCAACTCCCATATCTAAAGCTCCCATAGATTTTAAAGCACCAACACCGCCGCCATATCCACAAGCCAATTCTGATATTTTCCCTTTCTGCCTTAGTGGACTTCCTTTAGTAATGCTTTCAATAGGTACATGAAACATCATAGATGCCGCAGCTTCATATATTTTTCCATGTGATACAAAGACATCAAGTCTCCATTTTTCACCAGCAAGCCATGAAATAACTCTTGCTTCTATTGCTGAAAAATCTGCTACTATAAAACGATGCTTTTCTTTAGGAATAAAATTAGTTCTTATAAGTTCAGATAACACACTAGGTGTATTTCCAAATAAAAGTTCTACATCTTCAAATCTACCTTCTTTTATTAAATCTCTTGCAAGAGTTAAATCCTTAAGATGATTTTGAGGTAAGTTTTGGAACTGAACCAAACGCCCACTCCACCTGCCAGTTCTATTTGCACCATAAAACTGAAATAATCCATGAACCCTACCATCAGAGCAAACTGCTCTCTCAATAGCTTCATATTTTTTAACACTAGTTTTAGCCATTAAAAGTCTTAACTTTAAAGCTTCAGCAACTTCTCCTTCTGTTTCTTCCACTAAATCTGTTACTGCTTTCTTTGAAAGGCTCTCTACTTCAACTCCCCTATCTTTTAACCATCCTTTCAGTTGTGCTACAGAGTTTGGATTTTCAAGTCCTGTTAAATCATATGCTTTTTCTGTAGCTGCAACTGTAAACTGCCTATCACAAGAAATAGCTTCTTCTACTAATTTTCTATCTACTAATAATCCAAGATCATTTATTTTCTGATCTAGTACATAAAATTCCTGCTCTTTTTCTGGTATAGGATACTTCTTTAACTTCTCACGAATGGCAAGTTCCACTTGGACATCCCTAACATTATACTTTTTAAATAACCCCCATTTTTCTGGAGCATCCTTTGGCATATTCCTTGTTCTTCCTCCATTAGCTGCAGTAGCTCTACAAGGTGTGCAAAAATATCTAATTAATGCTTTACCTTCATCCATTTTCTGCTCGTCAAGTTTTAACACTTTGCCTACTCCTGCTAAACTCAGTGGTAATCCTAGCGTTGAAGCTTGTACTTCTGTACAACTCCAAGAAGATGGATGAAGGTATATATTTTTATTTAATAATTTGGAAAGATATCTCATTAAACAAACCCTTTCAAACTGAGCATTAAAAGCTGTTTTTATAACAGTATCATCAATTATTGCATCTATAATAAACTGCGGTAATATATCTCCACTAGCCATATCTATTACTTCTACTGGTCCACCATCTATACTGTATCCAAATAACAAAATATCAAAGTTGGGACTATCAGAATAACGATGCACACCACATTTACCAATATCAAGATCAGAAAAAGTTTCTATATCTATAGATAATATTTTCAATTTTTCACTACCTCCTTATGCAAGACAAAGAGCCAATAAGGCTCTACCTGCATAAAAGTTATTTTATTTTTATGACATAAAGTCGTCATCATCTTCTTCAATTTCAAAATCATCCTCTGCTCTACTATGACCACCTAAAGATTCACCATCTCTAAGCTTTTGAACATTACCAAGACCTGCTGCAATTCCACGATTTCCATTTACATTAAAGGCATAAAAATTAACACTTACCTTTCCATAGCACCCACTATAAACCTCACTTCTATCAAGAATTGGTTGTATTTTTCTATCTACAATCTGAGGTGCATCTTTTGAATTTGTATTTATAAAATAGCTATTTTCATATGCTGGATCATCTAGTCTATCAATATCCCCATCTCTTAGTGGAGTTTTTAAGTTTTTAGGAATCTTTCCTCCAAACTTACCTATACCTTCTTTTTTAGCATCTTCAACAGCCTTTTGAATCATATTTAATGTTTTCTTATCACCTTTAGGTATAATTATAGAAACACTATACTTAGGCTCACTTCCATTAATACTTTTTGGCTCAAATAAATTTGTATAACTTAATCTCCCTGGTATTACTACTTTTGAATTTTTACTCATAACAAAATCCTCCTAATATTTTAATTTCAGCTTTTCTAAGCTGTATATTATTCTTCAATTTGAAACTCTGCAGCTACCACATCTACTGCATTTCTTTTATCTGTATCTAAAACTAATGTTAATTTACCTTTTGGTTTTTCTACAAAAGAGCCTAATATATCCTTAAACTTTTTCTTTCCCATTAACTTTTCCATCTCAGTTATGGAAATTAAGTTCTTCTTATAAATATCACTATATCCAGCACTCTTTGCAGCTTCAGCTACAGCTTCTTCATCTGTATATTTTCTTCTAGTCCTTCCTTCTACAATCTTAAATCCATCCCAATTTTTGCCTTCATTAATAGCAAGTGCTGTAGCATAGGTATAAATATCACTTGCCCACTTAGAAAGCTCTTCTGCAACTCCCATAATTTCACCTATTTCATCATCTGAAAGTAATGCTGGGTCTGCAAATTCATATTTTAAAAGTTCTAAATTTTTAACTGCTCTAGCTCTACACTGATTTTTAGCTTTGCAAAACCTACAATGTTCTCCTGGACTAAATTCTCCTTCTCCTTTTAATGCAAGTTCTGCTTTTGGTTTTAGTTCCTCTTCTGCCCATTTAAGAAGTTCATCTACAGTTATTTCATAGGTAGAAAAGTTATCTACTCTTGGCTGAACTATAGTCATAGTAACTTTTTCTATGTCATAAAGCATATCAAATAAGGATAAAGCGCCTAATGCATAAAGCATCATCTGTGGATTTTTTTCTGCAGCTACTATGACTCCTCTGCCATATTTAAAATCTATAACATGAAGTGTACCTGTTCCAACTATCACAAGGTCTCCAGTTCCAAATCCACCTTCAACATAGTCACTAAAATCTAACTTTTGCTCAATTAAAATCTGGAGGTCTTTGCAATTTTCCTTAGCCTTTTCTATAATTCCTAAGCTGTACTCTACATAAATATCTGTATACTCATCCATTTCATCTGACTCATACTTGCTAACAGGTTTTCTTGACCTCATTTTTAAAGCTTTCTTTAATTTATGTTCAGCGAGATCATGTGCCGCAGTTCCTTCTTCTGCATAAGTGCTTGTCTCATTTGGAAACTGCTGTTCTAAAAGCATTGAAGGTGTGCAAGCTAAAATTCTATGAGCTGCTGAAGGTGAAAATTTAGAATGCTCATTATAAGAACCACTCACTTTATTTCACCAACTTCCTTAAGTACATCTGCATAGCACTTTGGCTCAAGTGCAGTTAACTTATTTGCTCCATGCTTTACTATAATTGCTTTAACTTCTTCTCTATGTCCTTCACGATTTTTCCCAGCCATAGCTGCTCTAACTTCTTCTAATGTTGGCTGTTTTTGCTCTTGTGAATCTTCTTTATTTGATTTAACCTTAGACTCTTTTACTGCATTTTCTTTTCCTTCTACTTCTTCTGAATTTACTGGTTCATTTAATACTTTTATTAAAGTTTCTAAACTACCACTAATACCCTTTAGGTTAACTATAATATCTTGAATTATTTTAATTTTGTTCATGCCTTACTTCTCCTTTCTTATTTTCTTTTTCACTTTGTTCTATTAATCTTGTAGCCAATCTCTTAGATACAATACTTATTGCTGTAAGAACACCAACCATTTCCTCTTGCATTTCTTTGTTTACATTTGCCTCCATATTTTTCTACTCCCTTCATTTTTTAATTAACCCCTTCACTTATTAGCCAATGGCAAATATGGTTTGGTAACCAAAATTTTAAAATTTTATTAGTTCTTCTTTTCTAAATAATAAAAGTTGCTTTATTCCTGGAGTATTACTCAAATTTAAGTAATACTCCTCAGTTATTAGCCTTTAAAAATACATTTTGGGTAACATATGTTTGAAAATTTTATATAGATGATCCTTTTATTAAAAGCCTAAAAGTTTCCCTTCCTTTTGGAGTAATAAGTGTCTGTGTACCAACCCATCCTGTCTTTTCATTTTTTACTTCCTTAATTTCAAACAGTCCATCATTTTTATCTGCATAAGGCTTAAGTTTTTGTTTTTTATCACGATAGACATATCCTATATTTAGAAGAAAACTAATAAATGCTTTTTCCTTAACCTTTAATTCTTTAGCTGTATCTCTAAAATTAGTAAGTAAATTTCTATCTACTAATTCATCAAAATATTCAGCTTTGGGCTGCATATTAGTATTAGCAACTAATAGTTCTTCATTTTCTATCTGTAGATTTTTTATTGTTATATCTGCCATCTTTAATGCTCTAGACATAACCATTTCTGGTGTATTCCATGCTTTTTCTATAGAAAGAAAATACTGACGTGCCATTTTTCCTTTTTCCGTTCTTTGAATCATACACAATTCCTTTGCCATTGGAATTGTAAGTTCATGATCTATAAATTTCGTAGTAGGATTTTTAGGATTATTGGTTTCTCTTTTTTGAGTAACCAATATATAATCTGTTCCTTCGGTAAATACATACTCTTTCATACGGTTAAACCAATCCCCATACTTTGTTTTGATCTCTAAAAATTCATGTAATTCTCTACCAGATACCGTTGGTTCTTCTTTGCTATAATCTACTTTAATTAATTCATTCATTTATATAACCTCCATATATTGTGATGGGAGATAACCCCCTCACTTGTTAGCCAATAAAGAGGTATGTTTGGTAACCAAATTTATAAAAAATATTTTTTAAGCTTGCCCACTATCTTGTTATGACGCTTCTGAACTGCTACATGTGAAATATTAAATACTTCTCCAACTTGCCTATATGTAAGTTCCTCTTCATAAACGGCATTAATAAGTTTTAGTTCTTCTTCATCTAAAATTTCTTTAGCTTTATTAAGAAGAAACAGCATAGCATTATCACAAACTAAATCCTCTACAGATTGTTCATCCTTGAAATCCACACCTTGCTCATACAATCTTTCAATAGAATCTTCTTTACTCGGTATATACTTTACTTCTCCTGTTATTTGGTCAATCTTACTACTTCCTACTTTCACATCTTTTTCAAGATATCTAGCATGCCTATCCATTTGGTAATAAGCTTTATAAACCTCTTCTGTTACTGGTACAGATTCCTTCCCAATAAAAATTACTCTACCTTCTCTACGATTAGCATCTACTGCTTTATCATCACCATTGTGTAGTATATCTGTATCCCCATTTTCATTAGGTATGATTTTCGCTACTTCCCTATCAGTTGAGTAATAAATATCACTGGTTAAGTTCTTTTTACCTTTTTTGAATTTTTTTGGCATAGTTACATCCTTTCCGCCGGATTACGCTGACGGCAAAGGATATAAAAATAGGGCTTGTGTCTAAAAAAAGTACACAAACCCTAAAAATGAGCGCAACAAGGTAAGGTACTTCTATTAATGCACTATTGTCCTTGTGAACAATAGTGCATTAATATGTATCCTTTGCCCTTATTGCAAATCAGGCATTCTATTATTTTTTACAGACGGAATTTGATATGATTTCCTCCTTACGAAGAATCTTTCTTCCATCTATTGTTATTGTAATGCGCCAAAATTAGTAAGTATAATCCATAAATGTTCTATTACTATTCATATATTTTTTTATAGTTATTATTGTAAACATTACTATTTTTTGATATATTATAAATGAAATTACTTTTATCATTACTAAAAAATGATAAAAAAAATCAAAGTTATTTTTATCATTATTTATTAAAGAGATGAGGTTAACGTTAATGGATGAAAAGAAAGAAAATTTTTTTGAAAATAATTTATTTAGATATGACAATTTCTCTTGTCACTGCGATGAAGATACATTTCATGAAACTGTTGGACATGAACCAATTAAGACTTTGAAAATACAAAGTATGTCTAATCAACCTGTTAAATTTGCATTTGCTGCTCAAGATGGGTTAATTCGTCTTGCACATACCGGATCTATTGAAGAAAAGAATATACTTGCCTCCTTAATATCACTTCCAAGTAGAAACCTATCTGCTGTTTTTAATTTTTTCAACAAAAATGGTTTCTTTTTCCCTGTAAGCAATTATGAATACGAAGCTATTGATGCTGTTACTATTCAAGAACTAATCAATCGAATCAAAGCTACAGTAAGACTTATGAGTGCCATTGGTGCTATTAGAAAAAATTATAAAGAAATATTGCATCTAACTCTATACTTACTACTATCTGAACCTGTATCATTACAAATGCAGTCACTTATGCATCCATATATAACTTGTCAGCATCCATTTAAAACAGAATTAGAAAAAGCCTCGAGCCTACAAGATATAGACAGAGGCCAAGAAGCTTTTGATAAAGATACATATACAATTGTTGATACGCTTTACCCACCAACATATGAAATTGATATTAGTGAATATAATGATATAATAGCAGGATATAACACTTCTATTCCTGGTGGCAATGATTACCATTATCAGAACATTGTATTATTATATTGTAATGGTCTAAATGTAGATCCATCCATAAGATTTATTGTTGATTTTCTTTTTCATTATCAACACGATGTTGGCATCATTAGAGGAATTGACTATGAAAGTGGATTAGAATACTATGCTGAACCAGATTACTCCAAATTCAATAACTCCATGAAACGTACTCTTATAGATATTGCAAAAATTGTAATCAGCGAAGAAGTAAATTCAAACCTTGATGGAATTCATCCTCAATATAATGTTACAAAGCTGAGTCCCTCTTGGAAAGTTGATTCATTAATGGGGGCCATATATTTTTCAATTTTTTATATGAAACCAGACTTAGAACTTTACCGCCGATGTGAAAATCCTACTTGCAACAACTATTTCTTAGTTAAATCAACATCTACGAGAAATAAATATTGTAGTCCTGAATGTTGCAACCGTGCATCCCAAAGTAGGTATAGAAAAAGGAAAAGAGAAGAAAAAGAAAATTTATAAAAAAAGGCCTTGATCTACTAAATTTTTTCTATAGATCAAAGGTCTTATTATCTTATGTACATGCTACTTGTTCATTTGTCATCAATATCTCTTTTTTAACATTTACTTCTGCTTCGTTTTTTGTGGTAAAAGCCTCTTCTATAGATTGTGACAATGCCTCTATGCTCTTTTGTGGATTTCCTCTATAGTGATGCATTAAATAGCGAGTATCAACGACTATTCCTTGAATTCTCTCATAGTTGAATTTATTTGTTTTCCATTCACCAACTGCTTCACCAATATTTCCAAATGGTTCTGATAAACCAAAGTGATTATTAGCCATATTATATGGCATTATAAAAGCATTAAAAAGTGATTCATTTGATAAATTGCGCTGTCTTTGTATATATTCTCCATAAGTAATTTGCTTATTTACGGATGAAGAATTTGGTAAATGCTTAGGTTCTCCAGTTATTCCATAACGATAGTACTTTGCGTCCAATACATAATATTTGTCTTTGTATATCATTATGCTATCTAGCTCTAATGGATACTTATCTTTATCCTTATATTTTCCATATCGCAGTGTCCAATGTGTCTTTGGAAAAAAATCTTGTTTGTTTTTTTCGCCAAAGACTCTGTCTAGTAACTTTTCCCATACAGTCTCGAAGTATTCAGTGCCAAAATAAAATTGTTTTTCAGATGTTTTCTCGTCTATATACTCAAGCATATCCTTCATAGCTTTAAAAAGCCTTTTATCCTTATCATTATTTGTATGTGCCAATTTATCATTTAAAATAATAATAAACCTTTTAGCATTAAGTGGAATTTGTGGTGGTTCCGGCATATTCGGCACATAGAGCCATCCCAATTTTTTAAAACTTTCATAAACACAATACCTGTGTATATGTGTTATCAACTTATTGTCATTAGGCGTTGATGTCCTTACTGTAAATTGAGTATAAACTGGTGACCCGTTAGGTTGCATAAGTGGCTTTTGATTACGAAATGTTTTAGCCCAATCCATGTTTCCACGGGAACTTGTTTTAAACATTGGCTCTGACTCTGTATAATAAGCCCCGTTTTTATCCATATAATAATTAATTACTTCTAAATATGCATTTATAGGGAAGTCTACAAACTGGGGTGCTTCAAACTTATTCATAGCAAGTACACGATCTTTTTTCTCTGTAAATTCAGATAGTACTTGAAATAGATGTTTAATATCTCTCCTTATTTCAGCATCTTTTTCTGGTAACTGATAACCAATTGGAAAATATACTACTGCATCATCAGAATCTGCTTTGATGCCTACAAAACGGTCTCCCTCTTCATTGGTATTTATGTGGCAACGTTTTTTTATATCTGAATCATTGTCCATATTACGCCACCGCCTTACTGGTTCTGCCTATTTGAATCAATGACAATAGCATCAAACACATTTTGCTTAAATATTGAAAAACGTGAATTTTCTTTTTCCTGCATAAATTTTCTAATTATAGCCTCTAAACTATTATACTGACCAACCTCAAAAATTTCTTCACGTGAAAATTTAAATGCATCATCCCAAAGATATTTAATTACTTTTTCAGGGAATCTCCTATTATTTCTATTTGCCTTAGCACGAGTAAATTTATCAAGATTGGTATTATCAGCATCATTATCATAAATAAGATCTTGTAAATGAACAAAATAAGTTCCTAAACGCTTGTCCTCAGATGAAGTCATCCTAACATTCTTATCAAGAATAATTTCATTAATTGCTGTGCAAAATCTTTTCCATGTTACTGCTGTATCCAATATTTTCTGATTAGCAAATTCAACATTTACATTTTTAAAGCTATTTTCTATTAAACGCATATTCCATCTACGTTGAAATGCAGTATCTAAAGTAAATACATTTTGGTCAGAAGTATTCATCGTTCCAATAATTGACATATTAGATGGGATACGAACCTTGTGCTTTGAATCCTTGTATACTACCTTTGCAATATCAACATTTGTAATCGGATACTCACTTGTACCAATCGGATATCCATCATCATCTTTGTCTTGAATCACCATTTTTCTATCAAGTAGTTGGAATACCTCACCAAATATAGCTGGTGCGTTTCCACGGTTGATTTCCTCAATTACGAGGAAATACTCCTTATTTGGATGTGTATATGCTTCTCGTAAAAGTGTTGTAAATGGTCCCGGTGTGAAAACATAGCTTACCTTACCATCGTCATCTACTTTAGGTAAAATCTGTCCAACAAAATCAGAGTATGTATAATCTGGATGAAATACTAAGCGTTCCATAACACTTTCATCATTACAGTATTCATGTTGTATTGTCCAGCTTTTACCTGAACCTGGAACTCCATAGAGAAGAACATTCATTCCACCTTTCAATCTTTCTTCTTCTGATACCATTGCATAAGTATCTTTTGTTTTTAGGATTAACTTATTTTCTAGGTTATCTAATAAGTTTGCCGAATAAGGTATATTGTAATATTTACAAAACTGTTCATAAGAAAATCTATTAAAAAATTCTATTTCATCCATATTATTATTCATAGGTAAAGTATCATTAACTTTTTTTAATATTAAATTAAGTTCATCTATTTTATCTTCAGTTAAATAAATAATATCATTGCTAACTTTAATAGGGTTTCCATAAGCTTGAATAGCATTTTTCAAAATATCACTACTTTTACCATCACCGAAATATTTAGTACAAAATTCATTAAAACCAATTTGTTTATTTTCTGAGGCTAGAATTTCTTCAGCTAACGCTTTAAATATACAAATAGGTTCTTCTTTAGAATTAACATATGGGTTAGGTGTAACATACATTTTAAACCAAAAATTAAGATACCTTCTTAAGTTATCGTCATCAAAAGAAAATAGATAATTTTGGATTTTAAATCTATCTGCTCGACATTCTAGCCCAAGTTGACAAGCAAATTGATATGCAGTTCTTCTATATCCCACGAGTCTTTCTTCTATAATGTCAACTGCTCTTGAACGTGTCAATTCCTTAGTCATATCAGGATAAACTTGTAAAATTGATTTTAAATTCTCTAATGTAAAGTTGCGCCATCTAACTAAAGGCGTATAACTCAT